GCATTAGCGGCGCGAGCCGCCGTCGTCAAGCCAATGATCGAGGGCTCGTACTTCTTCGTGGTCGTGTTCTTACCCATGAGACGACCAGCTCGTATCTCATGCACGATCGAGTTGGCCGGGTCACGCAGCGAAGCGCCAGCAATGACAACACCACCGGGAACAACTCGCGGCTCGATCAAGTCGAGCGTCCGCGGAGATGCCGGGATCTCCGAGGACACTTGAGGCATTCTGTGATTCACGAGGTTAATCATTATACGTTCTCCTTGTATTTGAGCCTAGATTATTCACAACACGGTCGAGGTTCCGCCGATCGATCCGAGCCTGGCGATACGACGGATCTCGGCGGACTTGTCGCTATTCGCGCGGCTGAGTGCCATGCTCTGACCCGGAGTCTGGCCACCGAGTTTGACGGGCTCGATGGCTTCGATGATGTCCAGGATAGCATTCGCGCGAATGGGCTTCACGCCCTTGCTATTGACGACGTTGGACCGCGACAGCATATAGCCGTTGCGAGCACCGTCCGTGCCAATGAGCACATTCTTGAGCGAAGCTGCAACACGCTCGGGAATCCTGCCCATCTCGACGAGCCTGTCCACGCGATCGGTCACGTCCGCGGCTCGCTCCTCGGCGATCTCGGGGTCGAGCTCCTTCGGCTTGCCGGCCTCCAGCTCCTCGATCTTCGCTTTGAGCATCTGGATCTCGGCATCCTTTTCCTTGAGAGCCTTTTCCAGCTCCACCACTTGACCGTCCAACGTATCAAGCAGCTCGGCGACCTTGTTGAGCACTTCCTCTTCGGTAGCTTCCGCGGAAGCGTTGACTCGTGCCCGGAACTTCGCGATGAGTTCTTCGTTCATGTCTTCATCTCCTTTACTCGCGGCGAGACTATATACAGGCACCTCGATCGCATGGCCGCGAGACGCAGCGATAGAGATGAAACCGTCCTGACCGGGATGTACAGGGATAGGCGTCAAGCTGATGTGCGTGATTGCCTCATCATACTTGTTCCCCTTGCCATCCACGAAGTTCGGTTCGATGAACACGCTGACGCGGTTCACTGTCTTGACCAGCTCGATGTTCTCTTTGCCACGGATCTCTTGAATGGTCATCAGCCGATCCTTGCTGATTGCCATACCCGTGACATAACCCATCGTGTGATCACTGTCAACAATGTGATCCTTAACGAAGGGGACCTCAACACCTCGCTGTCGCATGAGTTTGAAGTTTTCCACCCACTTCCGCATGCGATCCGGCGTGACCTTGAGCCGCCAACCTCGCTTCTCGCACACGAGCTGTCCGCAAGCGATAACGTCCTTGATGAATACCTGTGTTTCGCCAGTGGACTCGCCTTCGTAGAGCCGCTTGCACTCATACGTGAGTATGCTTGTACGTCTCATATGACATCTACTCGCTTTCTCAACGGACCACCGTCGAACACATCGTAATAGGCTTTGTCGCACTTGTCACACATATATGCGATGTAAACATAGCAGTCAATATCGCGATCTGGGGAACAACCCGGAATCAGCTTCCCACCTAGACGACGCAATCGCTTGCGACACTTAGGACATTTAGGGCTCGCTGTGTCATCCACTGAATATTTCTCCCGGGTTGAACTCCCATCCTGGATCCGCACCGGGTTTCACAATCTGCCCATCAACCTCTTGAGGAGGCGGTGGAGGCTTAATCTCCTTAGGCTCTTCGTAGATCTCGATGACCGTACACCGACAATTGTATCCGTTGGGAGGCATGTTAGTCTTCCAGAAAGGATCATCCTTAGGAAGACGAACACCATCCAACGCAGCATGTGATGGACGCACTCGATCATCACCGACAGTCGAGTACTCGTATCCCCACAGGATCTCTTGAATCTCGGGCTGTGCATTGAACTCCATGCGACCCGCCATGTATGACAGGTTTATCTGATCCCTCACCATCGTTTGCACGATGGACTTGGAGAATAGACCATCCACCACTTCAGCAATGTATGCGTTCGCCTCGCGAACATGCATATTCTGCTTGATAACTTCTTCAAACGCCTTGCGAAGCTTCTGATCTATCGCCCGCGTATACGGTCGAACTATCTTCGCCGCTTGAGGGCCGAACTTCTTTGCCAAACGCTCCACCTGCTCAGGCGTCATGTTAGCACGTCGAGCAGCAACCTCAACGGCCCGAGCATACGCTGTATCATTACGTGCGAGTGCACGAGACTTAGGAGCAGCTTCGATGTATGCTAATATCATAGATTGTGTGATGAGCTGCTCAAGCTCTTTCGATATCTGACGGAGATCTACCGTCTTCAACGTCTTCAAGTTTCTCAGAGCTGTCGTACGGAGACGGCTCACCAATCTCCGAATATGAGGATCTGCCTTGCTCTCGACCGTCTTCCGTTTCCTCTCGTGCTGTTTCCATGTCAGCAAGGACGATCTCCTGTGCTTTCGGCAGACCTGATGCCTCGAGCATGGCATCGACGTCTGTCCACTGTTCGAGCAGGTCGGCATTTCCTTGGAGCAAGTTCTGCATGATAGCACGAATCATGCTAGCTCGCTCATCCCACAGGGGTTGAGCGACAGCACGGACCTTGCCTCGTGCCTCACGACCGTAGTTGATCTCCAAATACTTGTCAACGACCTGCGAGTTCCATTGTGCACACAGCTCCTGACTCCAGAGCTGAGCTGTATTCATCGCGATACTGGCATGAGTCTCAGCCTCGGCCTTCGTGCCATGCGAGCCCTCAGTAGCAGCTCGCTCAGGCACGAGCATACCTCGCATCATGCCAGACTCATGGTGACGCAGCTGAGCAACAAAGTCTTGACCGTGTTGCCCACTCGCCTCGATGAACTTGATAGACCATGCCTTGATCTGCTCAGCCGACATGCCTCGCTCGAGCAACGTCTGTGCTTCAAGAGCGAGAGCATTCGGCATAACGACGCCATTGCCTTGTCCTAACGTAGCGAGAATACTCTTGGCAATCTCGAAGTTGGAACGCTCCGCACCGGTCGAGTCTTCTTCGTAACCGGGCGGATACTCGATCAACGGGATGATGCCAGCGACCTTGGTGATATAGAGCATCTGCTTACGAACCAGCTCCAGCCAAGGCTTGTAAGCATGCTCCCTGATGTTCTCATAGATGGAGCGTCCATACGGGTCATCATCCTCTCCATCATACGTGATCCATGCCATATATCTAGCATCGAGCCGAACGTCATAGTTCTTCAGCCCGATGATGTTGCCGTGATCGTCGAGTATAGGCTCCGTCCTGTCGATCGCGAGTGGCTTCAACTTTACTGGCGTTAGGAGCCGTGTTGACCAATCGAATCCCCAGATGATCTCGAAAGGCTTCCACCCGAAGTCCATGCTGAAACATGCATCACGCAAGAACTTGCGGCGGAGACGCTCGCTGAACGCCCTCACGTTAGTTACGATAGTGTCATCGTTAACGTCATCATCTACTTCGTACGTCCACTCAGCAGACAACACAGGAGTTGTCGCCACAGCACGAGCGAGAGCGATCGTCGGGACCTTTCGCATCTCCCGGTATGTCGCAATCGTCGGCGAAGGAGCGGGAGTGATGAGGTTGAGCATTCCCCATCCACCATATGCTCCACTGCCTCGCAATCGCTGCGGCTTCGTCTGCGATACGGCATCATTGAATATGCTCATACGCTGAACCTATGCTTCTGGTCCGTACGAATGACAAGCGGAATCTTCCGCATCACGAGATAGCCGAGAGCATCAGTCATATGAGTGAGGTCTCCCACTTTCTCAGCCTCACGCGTTCCCGGCTTGTAGTAGTCACTCTCGAGACCATCGATGAGCCTCTTACATTTCGGATCTATATGCAACCGACGCACGCCAGCAGCATTACACAGAGCAGCGTTGACAGTAGCGTAGCGGTCAGCACATGACGGGTTCGAACGTGGATAGTGGACTGTTCTACCCAATTCCTTAAACCGGTCATCGTTGAGAATGAGTAAGTAGTCACTATGCGTAGCTGACGTCCTTCGCTGTCGTCCGGCCGCGTCGCCGTAAAACTCGAAGCCCGCCTTGTGATGCTTCCAACGATCGTACAGTATATTGAGAGCAATAGCCGTCGTACAATCGCGAACGAATAGCTCATCGATCACCTCAAGGTGATAGGGAGCAGGAGACTGAGCGATCACCCAACACATCGGGTCCACGTTGAAGTCTTGCCCGATGAGCAGCGGAAGGTCCGGCTTGTAGATACACGGCCGAACATTATACTCCCGCGAGAACTGGTAGTAGATCAATCCACCAGCTGATTCGAAGCTCGCGTCGAACTGCTCCCTGTATGTCTTAGGATCGAGCGTTGACAATGCCGCCCGAATAGTCTCGGCTGGCAGTATCTCGCACGATCGCCAATGAAACGCCGCCCAATCGGGATCCTCACCCGAGAGAGCATACTCATACTTGGCTTTGAACGTCTTCGCTCCAGGACCATTTCGCTTGGGAACACCGATGAGGTCGCATCCGCCATTGCGATCGGCAAGAGCAGGATATACAACACGGTCGAACGTCTCTGGCTTCTGATCGCTCGCCTCATCAATGACGCCCCAGTCCCATGGAGTACCCTCCATGCGTTGAGCTTTGTCCATGCCGAAGACATGCAGCTCACTACCGAAGATAGTCCGTATGACTGCTGCTCCCTCGTATATGCGTTTCACCCACGACCTGGGAATGAGAGCCTTGAAGTCTTCCCATGCAATACGACGAGCTTGACGCTCCGTGGGACCGCCGAAGAAGTATCGCGGGTCATCCCATGGTTTCCTCTCCACTAACTTCTTCACCAGCCTCCTCTTCGCTATCTCCGTCTTCCCACTCCTCCGACCCGCTGGAACTACATTGAATCTCGCTGTCGACAGGTAGTACGCTATCTGAACTGGATGCGGTCGTAGTGGCGTCCATCGCTTGGATAGTTGGCTCGATACTGGATTGAATAATGCTTGCCTCAATGTTCGCATCCATGCTTTGTATTGGAGCGTTCGGCAAGCGAACCGTGTCCTCTATTCGCTTGCAGATACGCTCGGCCAACACAACTCCGTTCTCAGCGAATGCAGCACTCAGCTCCTCGTGAATGCATCGCATGATCTGTGTGATGAACAGATCGAGGAGCTTGATGCTAATCTTGTCACTTGCCTTCGCCTCGATGCTTGAGGCCTTGTCCACT